ACCTGCCACGTCTGTAATTGAGCCCATCGAAAGCCTTACAGACATTAATCGATCTACTTTCATAATTACCTGCTGGCCATTCGAAAGATGTAAGGCATATTTAGTGCTGCCATCAGAATATTTTAAAACTACTATTTTTTCTATCACATCTTCTATTAATTCTGCTTTCATTCGTTTTGCCTCCTTATATAATTTCAGAATACCATTTTAATAACTTTTTATCCACTAAACAACTCAAATGTGTTCCATGAGACAGTTACAACCTTAGCAAGGCTAAGAAAAAAGAATAGTGTACAATGTCAGTCCACTTCGAACACAAAGATAAAAGTGGCCATATTGAAAATTTGAAGTGGCCCAGTCTGAAACCCCCATGGATAAAGGATCTATAAAAAATTGGGCCACTACTCGAAAATGTCCGGCCGGTTTTTTTCTTTAATGATATCAAGTATTTAAATCATCAAATGGTCCTTTTGGGCCAGGGCCACTGCTTTTTTTTTAAAAAAAACTTTTTGAGCAGTGGCCCAGGCCAAAATTGAAAATCTCTATATATATAGGATATTTATCCCGGCCACTTGTCTTTTAAGCAGTGGCCCAGTAAAAAACAACTACATAACGCGCGGGATTAAAAAAAGTAATAAAATCCCTTATATATATAAAGATTTTTTTAACGAAGATATTTTTTTGTTGGGCCACTGCTTATTAGTGGTGGCCCAATTTAACGCCCTACCGTAATTTTAGACAGACAATATTAGGCCGATACTTTATCTGGTGAGGCCAAAAAATCAACTTTTACGGAAATTCAGTTCAAAACAGGCGTTCTTTATCTTAATGTGTTATTATATCTATAATATCAAAAAAGCGTATATAATGCTTTCTAAGCGTTTTAGATTTAAAAGGGTGTCAATGTACCTTTACTGTTATTTAAACTCAGTGGTGAGCCCGTGAGGCGGGCAAAATGGAGGCAAAGCAATGCCATTAAAACCGGGTAGAAGTAGAAAAATTATAAGTCAGAATATTTCGGAAATGATAAGAGCCGGGCATCCGATGAAGCAAGCTATAGCTGCCGCTCTGAATAAAGCTCGGGAGAAGAGAAAGAGTAAATCCAGGCGCGCCCTATAATGTCCAAACCGGATTTCAGTATAACGGATGAGGATATTGATCGTTTTACTTCCCTCATTCTCCAACAGTCTAAGCCTGAGTATATTGATTCTTTCTTGGCTGATTCGCAGTATTTGGAGTACCAGGACGATCCTGTTGGTTTTTGTGAGCAGGTACTCGGAGAGACGTTAACGGATGACATTAAAATAATGATGGAGTCTGTCAGGGATAATCAGATTACCATTGCTATATCTGCTAATGCCGTGGGAAAAACACATGCGGCCGCGAGGGTAGCTGTTTGGTTTTATCTATGCTGCCCAGAAGTAAAAGTTTTTACGGCAGCGGCGCCGCCTTACGACAATCTGAAAAATCTTTTATGGGGAGAAATCGGATCAGTTGTCCGGGCGCATCCTGAGCTGTTTGCTGATAGCATACAAACCACCTTGGATATTAGGCGAGGGCCGGAAGATTATTTAATCGGCGTCACCATCCCGAGTACGTCGGAAGATAAGGAAGCTCGCTTTTCAGGGAAGCATAGGCCATTCATGCTTTTCGTTCTTGATGAAGGCGATGCTATTCCAGATGAGGTTCATAAAGGTATTGAGTCCTGTATGTCGGGTGGACATACTCGGCTTCTTATTATGTTTAATCCCCGTAAATCTTCAGGTGCCGTGTACCGGATGATAAGAGATTCGGAAAAAGGAACGGGAGATGCTAATATCGTTTATCTTTCGGCTTTTAGTCATCCTAACGTTAAAACAGGCGAAGACGTTATACCTGGCGCAGTAACTAGAGAGAAAACAGTCAAGCGGATTAATATGTGGACCAGGCCACTTCGACCGGGAGACAGGGAGAGCGAAAGATCCGTTTTTATTCTTCCTGATTTCCTCGAAGGTGCGGTGGCAGAGCGGAGAAAAGGAGTTAATTTTCAGCCTCTAAAACCTGGGAAATATAAGATTCTCAATTCTTGCTTTAGTTATATGGTCTTGGGTCAATATCCTGCTCAAGGGTCAGACCAGCTTATATCCGAGGAGTGGATATCAACAGCTAGATCCAGGTATGATCTGTACGTTTCTAAGTATGGAGAGATGCCTCCTGTTGGGGCCACTGGGATTATGGGCCTAGATGTTGCAGAGATGGGTGATGATAACAACGTGGTCTTTGGACGATATGGCGGATATCTCACTCCCCCTAGTAGTTGGAGTGGTGTTGATCCGATAGAAACTGGGGATCGAGCAGTGGCGTGGTATTTAACCAATAAGGGGATAACGAGGGCAAATGTTGATGGGACGGGTGTCGGTGCTGGGGTGGCTCCCTATATGCAACAAACTAAAGGTGTTGTTGCGACAACTATCAAGGTAGCATCAAGCGCAATTATATCTACAGATATTGGTGATTTTAGGATATTGAGGGATGAGCTTTTGTGGAGGGTAAGGGAATGGCTGAGAACTGATCCTGGGGCGATGTTACCTCCATGTGAGGAATTGGACGAGGAGCTTAAAGCTCTTACCTATAATACAGACTCAGGATATATTGAGGTTATAAAAACTTCAGAGATAAAAAAACTACTCGCAAGGAGCCCTGATCATCTTATGGCATTAGCAATGACTTTCGCCGGAGCGGGCGGTTTCTTCGATGGTTGTGATTTCCAGGCTTTCCCTGAAGGATGAAAGAAAAAAAGATAAAATAAAAGGAGATAATATGAAATTAACCAGAGAAGAGGCAATTAAGATATTGATTAGAGTAACAGATAAAGATGACCCTTACTGGGAAAATCTTGTCGATGAGTATTATGACGAAGCAACTGACACTATGCCTATTTTTGACGATGTTCTTAGAGCTATAGGTGTATCTGACGAAGAATTGAAGATGGCTTGGGAAGAGGGATAAAAAGTCCATTAGTTGCAATTTTCTGTATTTATTGTATTATGCAATATAGTTAATATATGCCTTGAAAAAGGAGCGGCCTAGCGTGAAAAAAAACGTACTGTCCAAGTATCTGGCAAAGTTCTAGGGATGGCCCACTAATAGGAAAAGATACTGGTACCTATTGACTGGCGCGGCGAGTTTGCTCCTTTTTGAGGGCATATATCATAGAATCAATTAATCTTAATAGATAGGAGAAAAAGTTTATGAAAAAGATGTGGCCCGTTTTTATCGTTTTTTGTATTACCCTTGTTTCGATGTGGGCGGTCAGTACGGCTGCCATCGCCATGGATCAATGTGATGTAGTTGGGAATTCATACACAATTACCATTGACGGTAATGATTGGACATTGTCGAATTTTGATGAGTCGCTTCCCATGTTTTCCCCGGCTCCCAAGTGTGCTGGTACTGTGACTCTTTTAGGCCCTACTGGACAATATTCTGTTCTCGACTGGTGTGTTTGTTTTGGAGAGCTTAAAATATCTGGGCTCCATGCCCTTCTTTCCGAGGATGGATTAATGATTTATCTTTTACCATCAGGCTTACATACCTTACGGGTTGGAGATACGGTTTATATGACGGAGAAAGAGATTCCGCAGCTTTTGTTTGAGTGATTTGCATTTATCTACACATCCTCCTATAAGGCCGTTTGGTGATTCCGGGCGGCCTTTTTATTTAGGTAACAATGGGTAAAAATATATCAACGCAAGAGCTCAAAGCTCATCCTATTTCTGGCTATTATAGATGGAAATTCGGGGAGGGTATCACCTATCATAGTGGCCTTGCAAAGATATTTTGTAAAAGAGGCACTTGGTTTTGTGATACTCTTTGACATGTTTCAGAGTTAGGCATGGTGTCTAATGATTTGTCTTTTTTTGGTCCTATTTCTGTGGCAATAAATCCCTTTAAATAAGTTGAGAAGAATTATTATGATTTTAGGCAAAGATTTAATACTACCTGAAGGAATTAAAATTGGAAGTGTATCCGATGGCTACCATACATTTAATGAACTATACGATTTTAGAAAAATGTATAACGCTGCACTTTTTAATGAATGGGCAGGACAAGGCAAATATAATATCCATAAATCAATACGGCATTTTGAGGGTGATTTATGTTTCGGAGGTGGATGGTTTATTGTTGTTGCCGTACTCCCCACAGGACAAATATCAAATCATTATAAAATGTCAGATTGGGATTTATTTAAGTGTCCTATTCACGAAAAAGCATTATTTCCTTTTGACGGTCATACTGGAAAAGATGTTCTGGCTAGATTAGCCACATTGTAGCTAATGCTTCATTAGTCTTTCGGATAACGAAAATGAAATATAATTAAGAAAGATCCTTTTAAATGAGTTGATTAGTTGCGGCTCAACCCTTTAATACAGTATAATATTTTTCATGGGTAAAACCAAAAATAAAATAGAATTAATCACACATCCTTATGCTGTCGATCTTTTACAGGCCCGCACGGATTACGCAAAATTAACAGGTACAGAGTTGGTCGAGAGACCTTACTGGTTTAAAAATATAGAAACGAGCCAATTATATTATGATTTATACGCCTGCCTTGGCTGGCCTACGGAGGTAACAGACAGCACTGACGGCCTCCCTGGTTACATTGCTATAATTGGTGTTGTTCGTCCGAACGATTCAATTAATAACCCGCCGAACCCTCTTAATGCTAATTTTCAGCTTCTTGACGAGGCTGAGTCTAAAGACGTACCAACATTGCTTAGGGAGTGTGTTAGGCTCCGTGAGGAATATGGTTTTGGTGTCCATAAGAATTTACTTCGGGTGTGGCTCGGGGACCCAGACCGGTTTTTTACTCCTCTCGCTTTATGCAACGAGGCTCTTATTGCTGAGGGCGGAGAGAGGGCGGCTATATTGATAAGCCCGCCTGATGATTTTTATGCCACAAAGATTTTTGATAGCTATGTCCGGGCGCTAAGATCCACACTTTTAAAAGATAGCCAGCGTTTCTTTTTTGGACATAACTATATTTTACAAAACAGATTAAGGGAATTCAAAAAAGATGACCCTTGTGTTTTTGCAGTTGGTGGTTTGATATTTTCTTTACTGAACCGTGTACGGTGGATGGATACCCGTGGAGAAAATGCCTTTACAGTGGAGGACGAAAATGGATGAAACTATTTTAATGTTTATTTTTTTGGTGGTAGGATATTTTATGGGTATCGGATCAGTTTTTATTGGAGCCTACATCCTGCCTAAAACAATGAATGGGGATTTGCTCCCAGACGCCTTCTCCCCAAAAGGTGATGTCTTCACCGTGGAAACCCCTGATGACATGGCCCTATTTCCTGATGATCTTAAAAATAAAGATGAAGAACATATTCTAAAGAAAACTAATAGATTCTTAGAGAGTCTAAGTGCAGTTTCTGGGGGCAAATAATGTTCGAATTTATCGTAATTGTTTTATTAATTGGTTTTATTGCAGGGTTCGTCATGGGTCGATTACCAACCCAAAATTTTCGGAGGAAATAAGCAATGGGCTGCTTAGCCTTAGGAAGGGGCTCGCTATGTAACGCTTGAGCTTTCTTAACCGGTTCCCCTGCCTCTTTCCAAATCAACTTGGAACGCTCCTCTGATATTATGTGGACTTTCTCATCTGGAAAATCCGCAAAGTCTAGTTTCCCTGTTGTGGTAATATAACCACTACAAGCCGAACAGAACATAAGGAAACGTGATGTTGACTCCACGGCTAAAGACCCATCGTAGGTAGGCCAATCCTTATAGAGAGGAAGTAACTTGAGCATATTCCCCGTCAAAGGTTTGTGACAGGTATAATCTTTAGTGGTCTCATATAGCACCGCCCTACACGTTCTGCATTTTACCTTAAACCCTTCCAATCCTATTGACATTATTTATCCTCCCGAGTAGAGCCGAGATATTTATCCCTAAAGATATAATGAAAAAGTTAGAAAAAGAAGCCACTTCCTTTAATAAAAAGAGGGGAGAATAAAATATGCCAGCCATAAGTAAAGAATGGTCCCTTTCTAATCTACCGCCTAAAGGACATAAGGACGTTGCAGCCTTTGCGAACAATCTTTTTGAAATTTCTCGACTGGAGCTTGAAAGGCTTGGGAAGCATGATGATCTTCTCGCTAATTACAGTCTGTACAGGGGGAAAACAACCGGTGGGGTACGGGGTCGGTCGGTTGGCTTAACGCCGGTTAATCTATATTTTTCCAATATTGAAAGGACTGTGGCGAACATTACGGCCAGGGAGCCGGTCGGTGAAGTAGTTGACCTTGATGGTACAGATCAAGATGGAGCAGAGGATATCCTGGATTCCAAACTAAAAAAATGGTGGAAAGAAACCAACCAGCAAAAGAAAATTCGGTCTTCAGCCCGCACTATGGAGATTTATGGCATAACGATCGAGAAGCCCGGCTGGAACAAAGAGCAGGAATGTCCAAATATTGTTATAAGTGATCCGTATGCTTTCTACCCTGCACCCGGATTCTATGAGGATATCGATACCGATATTCCATTTGTCACTTTTGCATATTTGAGATATATAGATGCAGTAGAATCTGAGTTTAAAGTCAAGAATATAGTCCCTGATGAAGCATATGACTTGCTTGGGACTGTAAGAGAGGAGTACAAAGGTACAGGTTGTACTGACCTTGACGTATCCCTTACAGGTAAATACCAAGACCCGATGACAAAGGCCGACATAAACAGCAAGGGAGCCATAGATAAAAAACTTGAACGCTGTTTGGTTAAAGAGGTATGGGTAAGGGATTACAGGAAAACTAAAGTGAGCGAAGAACATCCGGTTATTAATCCTGAAACAGGAATGCCGGAGTTGGATGAGGATGGTGGGATAATTATTAAGAAAATAACGAAAATGGTTCCTGTTTATCCCGACGGAGTAAGAAAAATAACCATTGCTGCTACAAGCGGCGGCGACCATGATGGTTTCGTCGTTTTGGAT